AGCCTGTTGGGCGGTTGTCTCAGATTCGTACGACATATCGAATGTATCGTTTCGAGCGTCCCATATATCGCCAAGGCGGTTAAGCTCTGTGAAATTGGTGCGTGCGTCTGGATAGCCTAGAGAGCGAGGAATGTATGCGGCAAAGTCTCGAAGGCTCCTTGTTGGCTGCTCTATCCCATCCTTATTTGGAAGTATCCTCGTTGCGATTACAGAGATCAGTGCCTCGGTTTGCGCGGAGATACGGTCAGATGTTCTAACCTTGACGCCGACACATGTGGCTCCAGGGTATGAGGACTTACCCTGTAATCTAGACTTAAGCGCGTACCACTGTATTGTGTCGTGGTACTCAAGATTTTCACCAAGGGGCGCAACTCTCCTAACCCTGATTTCAGGCCTAATGAATCCTCCATAAGTTATGGTTTCGGTATATCCGCCCTGATCAAGAGTTGAGTTTGAATATCCTTTCATTAAGCTATTCCATGTAACCGATCCTATAGGCCTCCATTGAATTTCAAAACTAACAGGTCTGGTGTAAACCTGCCCCTCGCGACCAACGCCACAAAGTCCTTCAGGAAAAAAGAAGTCAAGCTCAGACCTGTCGGCTAATTCCCCCTCCGGACAAGCTGGGAATGGGCCTCGCCAGCCACTTTCGAAGTTGCTGTCGTCAATCCTAACGGATGCGCCAACCAGTGTTCCGGCAACAAATCCAGGAAAAGATGGGTCAACGGAACCTCCTGCATCAAGTCTCTCAACGGTTATAGACGTGGTTGTTTTGGAGGTGATGCGAAACCTTAGCCCGTCAGGCCCGATAGCTGCCTGCCCTGTGCCAAGCGCCAATGCCGTGGCGGGAGAGCCGTCCATTAGATTTAGCGTCATTTGCTGCGTGCCAGCGTTGTAGCTGTTTACGATGTGCCGACCAGCGTTTACGCCAACAACCTCAATAGTGCTGCCAACGGTAGGTGCCAGCATTGACAGGTTTGATCCGCTGATAATGTCTCGGACGCCTGCTCCGCCGTCAGTCACTGTATAGCTATAAGGCGCTACTACGCGAAGCACAAGCCCGACTGTCCAGTCAGCAGGATATCCACCTGGCAAAGAAATTGTGTATCCGCTGAAATTGAAGTTTGATGTGGCTGGGGCAGGCGTTAGCGAAGTTATCGCGGTAAGCTCAAGGCCAGCCGCGCCCGTAGAGCTAGATCCAACCTCTGGAGCGTTGTGCCACCACTCAAAGGCACTGTATGCGGCAACAGATTCTCCTGGCTCGAAAATCTGATAGGTAGCGTCGGCACCGAGAGAAAGCAAGGATGTATCGCCAATCTTTACGTTGTCGGCCAATATCTCCATTCGGCCAACGCCAATGCACAAGCCCAGCTCCGTCCACTGCTCGCGGTAGTTCTTGAAGTATTTGCGCGGAGGCACAAGGTAGTCAGGATAGACCTTCATGCGGCCAGCGATCTCGCGCACTGGATCCCCAAGTTTGATCTTGTTGCCACGTACGCTGCCCTGATTAAGCTGCTCGCCAGTGCCTGGTACGTTCGGCGTGCCGGGTAGCTTTGGCATCAGCATGCCGAACACAGCTTTTACACCTGCGAACAAGGCCGCAGTGATACTGAACGGGTCCGTCCCTTTTGGCTCGATATGCAGGCGCACGTCATCCTTTGGCAGAAAAACAAACTCGCCCCACTGCTCAATCGGGATAATCTCGTCATTCACCCAGGCACTAACAGACAGCGGATCTCCAGCGACATAGCCTTCCGACATAATGCTATTGAGGAAGGCCGCGATGGTCATGCGCTTTTCTATTGTGTGCGTTTCAATCGGGGTGGCTTCAAGCCTGTTCGGATAAATCTTTATCACAGTAGTAGATCACTTTGTAATAGGATGAGTTAAAGTCAGCCACTCTGCGAACACAAACACCGTAGCCTGGATTTGTTTCCATGACCCATAGTCTACCATCCGCCTCTATCACAACTCCGACGTGAACAAACAGTGACCCCTTGAAGACTGCTGCTAGCGCTCCCGGCTTTGGCTCTCCAGCTTCAAGTCCCGAGCTTATAGTGCGGAATTGATCAGCTATTGCCTTGCCGTTTCCACGAACCGCGAGTGGATCAGCAGGCAGATCAGGAAGCCCAATATCGTTGCGAACAAGCAAAGCAAGGCCCCAGCAGTCAAGACCTTCCATGGTCCTGCCTCCATCGACATACGGAACGCGAAGATACTTGTTCATGTGATGTATCGAACCCCCGGCGAGAATTCTTGAGTGTACCGGAACCTAGGCCATGCGGTTTCAATCAGGTTGAAGTATCCAGCCGTGAACTGTACGGTAGGACCCTCGATTTCTGCGGCCAGAGCGTCTAGATAGAGTGGCGGTTCTGCTGGGGCAGACGGATCCGATTCGAGGAAGGTGCGCAAAGTTATCTGGATCTTAGCAGCCGCCGCGTTGGCTTGGTCGATACGCCGCTGAGCCTCGCCGGTCACGTTATCGATTGCAATGCCGAGGCTCTGTGATCCGGAGTTGTCTTTCTTTGGCAATGATGGGTCGAAAGCGGTTGCAATGAACGTCAGCGTACGCCCGTCTTCAGTCGTGCCAGTGAAGTCGAAGAACTGGTTGCAGATAAGCAGCGGGGTATCCCATGCGGTCGATGTGATTTCGAGCGTATGGATCTCGCAATCACTGCCGCCGCTGGCTCGCAATACGTCTAGAACTGTACTCATGAGCCCGCCCGCTTAGTTCCGGTGATCTGGTTAATGGTCTGCCCTAGTTTACCGTTTGCCTGCGCATCACCCACGGTCACGTCAATAACCCAGCGCCGGTCGGATTCGCTGAACTTGCTGCTGGTGGTTGCCTGGCCTTGGCCGTAGTTGTTGATGTTGATGATCGGAGCCGCAGCACCGCCGCCACCCGCCGTAGCATCCTTGTTGCTAACCACTTCGCCACGGGTGTTAGGCATCATGTACTGACGACCGTTGGCCGCGTTAAATATCTCAGGAGCGCCGGTTTCGTTTACCCGGTACATTCCACCGGCTGCTACGCCACCGCCGTACTGGCGACCGCCTGCGGCCTTTGCAAGCGCCATTGTTGCAAGGAGTGCAGCGCCACCGATTACAGCGGCGCCACCGAACGAAGCGATAGACGACAGGCCGGCAGCCGGAGCCATAGAGGTAGCAACTGCGGTGCCTGTGGTTGCTGCGGTTGCAGTGGTGGTTGCCGCAATAGTCCCGGTTGCGCCAGCTTGAGCGGCGGTTACAGCGCCGATCCCGCCAATGGTAGCGGCTTCCTTGGCCTTGGTCGCAGCCATCATCATGATTTCTTGCTTAACCCAATCCGTACCCATCTGCACGAACGAGCCGATAACCGAGTTCAATACGGTGTTTGCGATGTTGCCCATTGCATCGCGAAGGCTCATGGTGCCCGATAGAAGACCTGCAAGCGCCTGGCTACCAGATGTAGAGAGCGCATCAAGGCCGGCCAGGATCGCAGCGTTACCGGCAGACTGAGCGGCGAATCGTTGCGCTTCTATCTCCATCATTCGAGCGTTGTAGTCAGTCTCTGCTTGCTCCTTGAATGTCAGGTAGTCCTGGTCGCTAAGCATCTTGGCCTGACGCAGCGTGTCAAGGTCTTTTAGTTGCTTCTCAAGGGACTGCTGAGCGCCTGCCGCTGGGTCTACTTGGCCGAGAAGCTCTTTGTTTGCCTTCGCTTGGTTCAGGTCGTACAAGGCGCCCGCCATGTCGCGCACCTGGGCGATCTGCTCTGGCGTGGCGTATTCATTAAGGCTAAGCTCTGCTTGCTGCATGGCAACATCGCGGGCCTTCTGACCTACGGCGGCCAGCTCTGCGCCTAGCTTGGTGTATACCTCAATGTTTTGCTCGATGCCGCGCTTTTCTTCTGCGGCGGCACGTTTTGCAAGCTGCTCTGCTTCGGTCTTTTGCTTTTTATTCGTCTCGCCAAGAGTCTTGGTTGCAGTTTCTAGCTTGTAAATTTCAGCGCCAAGCGCGGCTGCTTCTGCCTTTTCTTTCTCAGTCGCAGTTGCGCCAAGCTTCTGGATTGCCTGTAAGCGCGCTTTGGCCTCGCCAGTAAGCTTGGCTAACTCAAGCTGCTCCTTGAGCGCATCAATACCTTTTTGGCCCTCTTCGGAACTGGTCGATTCGGTAACGTTCCTTACCGGATCTACGGCTGCGGGCTGTGCTTTTGGCGCCGTTATTCCAGCCTGAGCCTTGGCAATCTCGGCAAGGCGTTCGGTCTGCTCCTTCATTGAGCCGTTAATATCATCAAGGCGCGCACGAGATGCAATAAGCTTCTCGTTGTACTTTTCCTGATTGCCAAGTGCGCCGCCTGTCAATACATCGGCGTAATCCTTTTGGGCATTTCTCAGCTCAACGCTAAGCTCTGTAATTTTTTCCTTGCTGGCAAGCGCTGATCGCTCAAGCTGGGCAAAAGATAATTTCTCAAGGGAGCCCGTGAGCGCATCTGCATCGGCCTTTGCTGTTCTAGTGCTCGTTGCGAACGAATAGACAGCAGTAGCTGCCAGCAAGAAGACGCCAACCGGACCACCAAGAAAACCGACAACAGTCCTAAGTCCAGCGAACGCTATTTTTGCCACACCAGCTACGTTTGCGCTTGCGTTTGTTGCTGCGTTTAGAGCGACAGTTGCGGCGGTTGCTCGGGTATTTGCAGCAGCAAGCAACGCGGCATCTGCGGCACCAGCCTGCATTCCAAGGTTGGCGGCTACCATGGCCTTTTGCTTAGCAAGTGCTGCCTGTGCAGCGTTATATTCGGCAGTTGCGAGAGCAAGGTTTGCGGCAGCGGCCTCCCTCGCAGACGCGATCCCGGTAACGGTTGCGGCGACTGCCTTGGCTTGCGCGCTTGCATATCCAACAAGCCCAGCAACAACACGGCCAGTTATGATTGCGGCAAAGGAGAGAGCCGCAACACCGGCAGCCTCCAAAGTATCTTTAATGACGTCTTTATTGGCGCCGAAAGAACCGATAACCTCGGTAAGCTGCTTGGTCAGGTCTCGCAGAGTCGAATCCGACAAATCGCCAATAGCAATCTGAAGAGTTTCAAAGGCGCTCGAAAGCTGAGCAACATCACCCTTTAAGTTGTCTTGGTTGATTGCTGCCTGCTTGTAAGCTTCGGAGGTTCCGGTGATCGACTTTGTTACGGTGTCCATGGTTCCACGGAACTGCAAAAGAACCTTCGCCGTGGTGATGTTCTCGCGGCCAAACAGCTTAACCATTTGGGTGTCGTCAAGACCGGCTTTCTCAAGGTTGGCGAGAGCGGTAGACAGGCCCACAATGGATGGCTTAAGCTCTGACTTAGCTTGAGTGTTCAGAATGGTAAGGATGTTTCGAAGGCCAGTACCTGCCTCGGCGCCTTTAATCTGGCCTTGAGCAAGGGCTTGAACCGCGCCGTTGAACTGTTCAAAGTTCACGCCAGCTTGAGCCGCAACAACACCAGCGTTACGCATCGCTTCTACGGTGTCATTGATCTCTGACGCGCCCTCTTTGGCGCCAGCGGCCAAGACGTTAATCACCCGGCCAGCCTGATCGGCGCCAAGTTGGAATTGGTTTAGCGCGCCTGTTAGGGCGGCTGCAGCCTCGGGCAGTGTGCTTCCAGCGGCCTCAGCAAGCTTAACGGCCTGCTGAGTGACAGACTTAAGCGACTCTGCCGACTTAAGCAGCTCAGGAGACGCCGAGCCAATCAGCTTCATTGCCTCGGCAGCCTGTGAGGCGCTGAGAGAAGTTGACCCGCCGATGTCGATAGCAGCCTGACGGAACACAGCCAAATCCTTTCCTACGGCGCCAGTGAGGGCCGAAAGGTTGGAGATTGTCGCGTTAAACTCAAGAGTTACAGCAATGGCTTTCTTGAACTCGTTAACCACGGCAGCAGCAGACAACACTCCAGCAATAGATGTGGCGAGCTTGTTTAGACCTCCGCCTAGCTGTTGAGCAGATTTATCGGTATCGGAAAAAGACTTTTGCAGGCTATCAAGAGACTTGTCGGCCTGTTTTGTACCTGAAACGAGCTGAGATGTTTCGATCTCAGTGGTATACGTGATGGTGCCAAGGTTGCTCATTTCTTCACCTGATACTGACGCAATCTGTTAATTTCCGCGAGTCTAGCCATAGCATCGTCATGTTCTTCTACTGGCAGCGTCTCAGGCTTGCCGAACTTGGATTGCATTGCGCCGGAGAACTCTGTCATTGTGAGATTCCAGGCCTCGGCGGTTGACATGCCAAGATGCGCGATGGCTTGCGATACGAATTCGCGGGCGTTGAATTCTGGCGTGAACTCTTTCACGGGTTTTGCTGGAAGACCTTCAGGCTTAAGGCCGATGATCCCGTGGCGCATGAGTGAGCGCGCCAGGTGAACCATGTCCTGAGTAGGCATTGCACCCATTACGAACGATCCCCAGCGCGTACCCATATGACCGATAAGGTCCGTCACGTCATCGTCACAGCAGGCCATCAGCACGTCGTATGCGATAGACGAAACCTCACGCTCCCATGCGCGATAGGATTGCGTAGGCCAAATCGGATTGATCTTTGGAGGTTCGAAAAGGGCGGTGAACTTTTCGACGATTTCACGAGGAGAGCCCAATGAATCCATGGCTGACAAAGACGGCCTGAACAGGTAGTCGCGCTCACCGACCGAAACGCCGATCTCCCCAATGCTGACTATTGGCTTTCTCATTTTTCGGGACCGTAAAAATATTGGTCTATTTTAGCATGGGGGTATTGACGCGAACGGCTGGAGTGGCTATCTTGGATTCATTGAAGCGAACAACGGAGCAAGACGAGATGAAAGATTCAATCCTGGTAGGATTAATGGTTGTTTTTGATTACTCTGTATATGCAGGCGCATTTTTTGCTGGTGTTTTTGCGTTTTTCTATGGAGTGGATGTTGCCAATCCTTTCGTTGCTGTCGTATGGGCTTTTACGGCATTCCTCCTGATTGCTTATGTCGGAGACATGATTCTTCAGGAGCTTATTGAGTGGTATTGGAAAAGTTAGAGACACAAAAAAGCCCCTACATTCAGGGGCTTTTTCATTTAGCCTAGAGATCAGGCAGTGACGGTGACAGTCGAGGTGTCCGACTTGGTAGGATCCGAAACCGAAGTAGCAGTGATGACCACGCTACCGGCAGCAACACCAGTAACAACACCAGTAGAAGATACGGTTGCGGTTGCGGGAGTCGCAGAAACCCAGGTAACAGCCTGTACAGCAGCAGCAGGCGAGACAGTGGCGACCAAGTTGGTCACGTTGCCGACCGCTACAGTTGCGGTTGCTGGAGAGACGTTGACAGCGGTAACGGCAATCGGAGTATCTTCCACGATAACGCTAGCCAAACCACCAGGGCGACCAGTTGCGCTCGCAGTCAGCGAGTAGGTAGCAATCTCGTCGTACGGAAACTCCTGGCTGAATTCGGTCAGGATGCAGAAACCGATAACGGTATTGATTGGACCGGTCAGACGGATCCATGCATACGGCTGAGGATCGGTTACGAAGTGGTTGAACAGGAGTTGCTGGTTCGAAGTGGTGCCGTCATCGCGCTTGGTCACGCCATCAATCGAGACTTCGAAGGTCTTGAACGTGATCAGCGTATCGCGGAAGCTGCCAACCGAATCATCGGCGGTCGCATCAACGGTGTCAGCGCTCATTGTCAGCGACTTGTTACGGGCAGCACCGAGAGGCAGCCAGGTCAGCGTCATTGGATCTACATCGCCGCAAGCCAAAGCGAATTCAGCAAGCACGCTTTTACCTACGAACTTATCACTTGCACAGTTAAGGGCCACAAGGCACCTCCTTTAGAGTTTGAAAGTACCGCCCAAAACGAGCAGATACGGATAGTTTAACACGTCAGTTCGAAGTTGATCTCATACCAGCACCTGTTCGTCTCGGTGTAATACGGCCCCTGAATCGAGCCTATCGGTCTAATATTTACCATGCAACTAGTCGAGAAGTTAGCGATTGCTGCGTCGAACAGGGATTCAGCGAACAACTCGGCTGGCTCGGTATCCCCAAGCGCACGACCATTAGCCCGACCAGTTACGATCACGCGAATCTGCGGATATTGTATTTCACCGTTTGGCGAGCGGCCAGGGTTAGACCAGACAGCTACGAACTTCTTTGTGGAGTTATTCGTCTCTTCCCACATGCCGCGACTGATTGTGTAACCGGTCGCGGTCACGTACGCTTCTAGCCAGTCTCGAAACAGGTTGATCGGTGTGTGACTCATAAGCTCATGTGCCTTTCAATGATTGCGTCGATATCTCGTCGAGCGTCTGAGTCTTCGAATGCTTTGCGCAGGAAGCCAGGTTCTGCATCAGGATCCCACACGTTACCGCGTGAAGGGTCGGAGGTTGAGCGTGGAGTATTCGTGCCCTTGAGCGTTCCCTTGGCGTCGTGTACGGCTGCGGCATAGGCGGCTGTGTAGCCGAGCATCCCCGACACTTTGCTTCCTGATTTTGTGACCAGGCGAAACTGGCTGTTAATCAGGTTGCTTGTGTCGATAGGTGTCATTGTTGCGGCGTAACCGGCTGTCGTAATAAGAACCTCAGTTAGCGCACGCTCAGCCATTGGCCCGCTAATCTCTCCAGTAATGCGCTTGAGTGATTGGCGGAATTCGCGCAGGCCCTTGACTGGCATTAGACAGTCTCCAAATCGTACTCATCCTCATACCCAAACGCCGACATGCCGTGACGCGCAATCTTACGGATCTCGGCGGCTTGAACAGTATCCCATGTTTGCGCTGTCGTATCGCCGTATGCGATTCGGTCCAGATACTTCGGGCGAACGTCGCCAGTGTAGTAAATGTCACGGGTAACGAACTCTGCACCCTCGGCGTCACGCGACTGACGGGATACGCCTTCGTGACCACAAAGGATTGTGTACGGGGTTCCGTATGTGACAGCGCCGCCCCAATCGTCTGAGGCTAAGCGAGGATAGATCGTCGCGGTGTCGATCATGTACCAGGCGGACATTAACGCCATAGGTAAGCGCCTGCGATTACAGTGACTGTAAGCAATCCAATCCCCAGCATTAGCAGTGGAATATCCATTAGCAGCACTTCCCGCCAGTAGAAACCCACAGGCCAGCACCAGCTCCAGGCTCGGGAGGAATCACGGATTCGGTACAGCCATAAGTATCGAGCGCGTCAAGAAGAGAACGCAAAGAGCGATAGCGGTCAGCAAAAGCGCCCCAGCGAAAAGACTGAGAAGCACCAGACGGAGCAGTTTGCGAGCTAATTTGCTTATCGGCATTCACGTACCCCATAAGGCCAAGCGCGTACATGTAAATAAGTACCTGAGTTGATTCTGGGTATCCGGCACCGTCCAGGCAAGGCTGAATCGCGGCCACCGTATCTAGCCATGCCTGCAAAATAAATGTCGGGGGGATAGGTACACCAATGCTCGTCAGGTACTCGACAAGCTGCTCAATCGTGATAGGCATTTTCGCCACCTGAAATTAATTTCACCCATTTTAGCATTTTTGCTTGACGTGGATTTGTGGCGGGGCTAGTCTCTGTTTAACGAAACGAACAACGGAGCAAATAGATGAAAAATTTCTCAGCCAAAACGCCATCAGATGCCGATATGCGTCAAGCCGTACAAGATGCAATCGCCCACTTCAAAGCGACCGGAGAGCGCTGCTATGCCTCGGCCTTCAACCTTCTGCTGTGGCACTCCGACAAGCCATAACCAAACGCCCAAATCCCTTTAATTGGGCCCATCAACCAACCGGAGAGACGACCATGGTATGGCTAATTGTTCTGCTAATTCTGATCTGAAAACAAAGCCCTCAATAACGAGGGCTTTTTACTGCCTTGCGTTTAGCTCTAGGAGTCGCCACCTCAAGCGCCCTAACAGGCTCGTCAGGCAGCACAACGCACTTACCCTTAAGCCATTGCGGGCACTCGCTAGCCTCGACGATAGCGCCAGCCTCAAGCCCGTTCGTGGGGTATGTGACCTTGAAGCGGGCCATTACTCTTTATCCTTTGGTGGTCGGCCTCGGCGAGTCTGCTTTTGCTCGGTCGGAGCTGGTTCAGATTCGGGATCAGCTTTCTTTTCCTGCTCGACCGATGCAATCTGCCGAACATGCGCCTTCAGCGCGTCGTGCAGTTTGTCTGTCTCGATCACGTCACCAACCTCTACGCCATGCCAGGCGCGGATAACTTCATACTTCATGCCATTCTCCAAATAAAAAGGGGAGCCCGAAGACTCCCCTGATTTTAACACTGACTGATTAGGTCAGCTCACCCATGTACACCACGCCACCCAACCCCTGCGAATCGGCCTTAACTTGCAGGCCCATCGCGCCGATCACTCGGGCGTTGTAGTTGTGCTCAGGCATTGGGCGTGGCAGCATCTGAATGCTGGTAGCCATGCCAACCAGAGGGGTTACTACGTCGCGGTTGCGGACATAACCAACAGCTTCGTTGCCAACCAGGGCGTAGGTGCTGCGGATCTCCTTGACCTTGATGAACTGGAGCAGGTAGCTTTGAACCGTGCCGACAGTCACACCGTTCTCTACATACACTTTGCCCAAGTTCACGCCGACTTCATCCGAAACCCACAAGATGTCGAGTTCAGGGATGCGGTTGGTGCGCAGCAAGGTTGCGAACGGACCCTGGAAGAAGGCGATCAGTTCAGCAGCTGTTGCGGTGGACAGATCGATTGCAGCGCCGCCAGCACCGGCGGTAGTCAGGTCGATCTTCTTGGTGTTGCGGTGGTTGCGCAGACCTTGCGAGGCATAGCTTTGAACTTGGATGTTCGAGGCGCCATTCAGGACGATATCAACCAGCTTTTCGTTGTAAACGCGCAGCTTGGCCCGCTGGCTATCCATCATCAGGTCGAAACCTTCAGTCTGGAGGCCACGGAAGTGACGCCAGTTCACGCCCCAGCCAGCAGAGATGACAGGGATCGGGTCAGCATCGCCAGCGTATTCGGTGTGGTCGAAGCTGTAAGGAGCTTGGCCGTCAATCGACACCGATACATCTTCGGCGATTTCGCCAACAGTGTTGTAGAACTTGGCGGTCTTGCCGATATCCAGAACGGTCTGAACTTGCAGCAAGTCCTGGACGATCTCCATGCCGATGCCTTGGTTACGCAGCTCCAGCACTTGGTTGTCGAAAGCTGCCCAGTAGTCTTTGAAGCCGGCAGCGTTTACCTGCATTGCAGCAGGCAGATGGCGGTTGTAAGCAGCCATCATCTGCTTGTCCGCTTCAGACACGTAGGTCCGGTTAGCCCAAAGCGCATTCCAGTGCGACTTAAGGTGCGGATGTTTTTGTTCCGCGTTCAATTCAAAATACATAGATCAATTCCCCTTAAGGAGCTGGAGTTGCAGGCACGAACTTGGCCCGAACGCGGATGAAGTCAGGTTCTGCGCCGATGGTCACGGCATCCTGGGAGTAACCGACGATGATGTCAGTGCCTTCTACGCCTACAGCACCGATACCGCCAGCGCCCAAGGTTACAGGGGTGTCTTTGGCCCATACGGTGGCAGGCGCAACACGAACAGCGTATTCGCGGCCTTCTTCCCAGTAGTTCCCGACGCAGCTATCGCCAATCGGATTGGCTTCAAGAATGCCCAGGCCCTGATGGTAGCCTACATCAATGACGTACATGCGGCCAACCACGGCGGCAGTGTTTGCGAATTCGTCGGTAGCGTTGATAACCGCGAAAGTGCCTGGCAGCAACGCAGCATCAGCCTTACGGGTTTCGGTCTTGTACAGCGACTTGCCGTCAATGTTCACACGGCGGTAGCGAGGGTATGCCATTACTTAGCACCTCCGAAGTGGTCAGCCATAGACGGGATTTTAAACTCGTCGGCGTTAGTGGCTGGAGCGCCTGGCAAGATACCGGCAGCGGTTTGAACGCTGGCGAACATCGCGTCCAGAGCCTCGCCGGCCAGTGCGTTTGCAACAACTTCGCCATGCACGGCAGCAACAGCGGCGCGCTTGTCTTTCAGGCCGGATTCTGCGTTGGCTTGAATAGCGGCGTTAGCGGCAAGAACATCTGCTTTCAACTTTTCGTTTTCGGCCTGTACAGCAGCAAGGGAAGCATTAGTAGCCTCAAGCGCCTTAGTTACAATGGCCTGAACTTCTTCAGGGGTCATATCTACTTCCTCGTTTACGTTTGCCTGTACAGGCTGTTTAGTTTTGGTACTGAAATATTTTAGCACGCTTCGAACGTGCTCCAGCATTGAGTTAGTTTTAACCTTGTAGCTAGTCTCAACTACTACCGGCTTAGGATCTCC